TAGCGTGCGTCAATTACTATTAAGAAGATCATACGGAACTGTTAACTTTACTGGATCTTTCAATTTTACAAACTGTGACTTTGTAATACCAATAGTAGGAACGCAATACTCTTCAACAAATTTTGCCGTAGCAGGAACGTTAGAATCGGGAGGCGATCGTTTTGATCAAGTGCAAGCAAATTTTACAAATTGTAAATTTGATAGAAGACTTTATGGTACGGTTGATGCGTTGAATAGTGGTACATTTACATTTAGCAATTGTTTAATGGCTGGTTTGAAAAAAGCAGTTCGTGCTGGTTCTACTAGCACAAATTACGTAGGCAATGTTACGTTAAACGATTGTGACTTTTATTATGTATCAGGTTCATATTTAGATATACAATCAACTTCAGCAGCTCAAAATAAATTTAAAGTAATTGTTAATGGCACGTATGACATCACTGAATGGAGAAACGATTCAGGTTCCGATGCTGCATATGTTAATGGAACTGTTTACAATTATTATGCTCCTAGACTTGTAGGTTCAACCGCTCCAACAGGAGGATTTTGGTATAAAAATGACGTAGTAGCCGCTTTAACTTCTTCGTTTGTATGTATAGCTTCAGGCATTCCTGGCACATGGCAAGAGAGAAGACCGGTTACATTTAATAACAGTACTAGCACATTTAGTATGACAGGTTCATTAAACGTTTCAACAAATCTTATAGCTGCAAAATCAATGCAAATACCAGCGTCTTCTTCTTCGGTAATTGCTGATACCGGTAGTATGTATATCAACACATCAACAAATAAATTGTATATTTACAACGGAACAACTTGGAAAACAGCTTCGTTAGGATAATAAATTAATATAAACAATATAAAGTTATGGAACAAAAATTAACAGAACAAGAACTTCAGGAACTTAAAACACTTCAAGAAAATTATTCTAAAGTAACCGTGCAATTAGGTCAGTTAAAAGTAGAACAAATTCTTTTAAACACTCAAGTTAAACGATTGCAAGATGTAGAAGAATCTATGACTAAAGAATATCTTACTCTTCAAGAGCAAGAATCTGCATTTGTAAAATCTTTAGAAACAAAATACGGAGTGGGTGAAATAAATATTGAAACTGGAGTATTTACTAAATTGAAATAACTGTTTGAATGGTTTAGTTTATATTTATTAATAGAGTCTTATATTCTATTAATCTTTAAAATAAATTAAACAACAATGGCAGAAAAAATCGTCTCCCCTGGTGTATTCACCCAAGAGAAAGATTTGTCATTCCTTCCTCAAGGAGTTGCTAACATTGGTGCTGCAATGATTGGTCCTACTATTAAAGGACCTGCATTTGTACCAACGGTAGTTACTTCTTACGGAGAGTTTGTGCAAGCTTTCGGTGATACAAATCCTAACTTGTATCTTCCTTACTCAGCTAAGGAATACTTAAAAAACTCTGGTCAATTAACTGTAGTTCGTACTTTACACGATGATGGCTATAAAGCTAAAGATATCGTATCAATTGTAGCTACCGGGTCTTTTGGTCAAAAACATATTGCTACTTTACATCCTTCGCAAGTAATTAATGAAACTTCTACAAACTTTGGAATAGCTACAGCAACGACATTATATGGAGCAAGTATATTTACTTCGGCAAATACATATATTTCAGGTTCCAATACCGGTAGTTTCTTTGACGGAACTTCAGGAGCTTCAGGATCTTTCACTATTAAAGTATCTGGATCGTATACAATTAGCTCTAACTTTAGTGGAATAGGATCTGGCGTAGTAGGAAGTACTTATACAGTGTCACTTAATAGTACAAGTGCTAACTATGTACCTAAAGTATTTAGTAAAGTTCCTACTACCACTACTTCTCCAGTATATTTGTATACATTCTTTGCAACGGCAGCTTCTGCAGCGTTAGCATCTGATCCAAATACAAAATTTGTAACAACAATAGCTTCTGCTACTACCGCTTCTTATACAGGTTCAGTTGGAGTAGTATTAAGAGATTATACTTCAGACACTACATTCTCTGAAGCAACTACTCCATGGATTATTTCTCAGACAGTAAATGGTGCAAATTTCAATTTGTTTAAATTCCATACAAAAGCTGACGGTAACCATGCTAACTATGAAACTAAAGTAGCTATTTCTAATATTAAAGCTGCTGGTACAGTACCTGGTTCAGAATATGGTGCATTTACAGTAACAATTCGCGCGGTAGATCAAACTAATTTAAACGCATTAGGTTCTCCATATACTTATACCGATTCAGATATTCGTCCTAACATTTTAGAAGTATTTGATAACGTAAACTTAGATCCTAATTCTTCTCGTTACATTGCACGAGTAATTGGTGACCAATATAAAACGTTTACTTCTGGTAAAGTAGTTATTAGTGGTAACTATTCAAGTAAGTCTAGCTATGTATATGTTGAAATGGATCCTAGTGTTGATAATGGAGCAACTTCTGTAGAATTAGTTCCTTTTGGTCACGCTGCATTATATAATACACTTCCTAATACATTTGCAAATGTACCAACTGCAACTTTTGTTACAGATCAAACTAATGGAGGTATTTATAACAAACGTGTACATTTTGGATTTAATTATAATTTTGATATAACAGATAATATCAATTATTTAAAACCACTTCCATCATCGGCGCTTTTGACTACTGGTTCAAATTCTACCTTCTTGCTATCAAATTATAATCAAAATGCTGGTGCAAATTACCCTTCAGCAGCATCAGTTTATTCAGGTTCAATTGACTTAACGACTAATACATCATTAGATACTCGTAAGTTTGTTGTTCCTTTCCAAGGAGGTTTTGACGGCGCTCAACCTAATCGTCAAGTATTGTCTGGTACTAATATTACAGCAGCAAATACTCAAGGATACGATTTAAATGGATCAAGCGGTAAAGACTATTCAGTATATACCAATGCAATTGACGCTGTATCTAATCCTGATGAGATTGATATTAATATGTTAGTAATGCCAGGTGTTATTCAAGGCACGCATAATGCAGTTATTGACTACGCAGCTCAAATGTGTCAAGATCGTGCTGATACATTCCTTGTATTTGACTCTAATTTATTGACTGATAATATTGCAACTGTTACTAATAACGTATCAACGTTGGATAACAATTATGCAGCTACTTATTATCCATGGGTTAAAATTGTAGATAATAACATTAATAAACCAGTTTGGGTTCCACCATCTGTAGTTATTCCTGGTGTGCTTGCTTTTAATGATAAAGTAGCTGCTGAATGGTATGCTCCGGCAGGTTTGAATAGAGGTGGTTTAACTTCTGTTATCGACGCTTATACTCGTTTAACTCACGACGAAAGAGATACATTGTATGAAGGTCGTGTTAATCCAATTGCTACATTCCCTGGTACGGGAGTTTGTGTTTGGGGTCAAAAAACCCTTCAAGCTAAACCTTCAGCTTTGGATCGTATCAATGTAAGACGTTTGTTAATTGCAGTTAAGAAATATATTGCTTCAGCTACTAAGTATTTAGTATTTGAACAAAATACAGCTGCAACTCGTAACAGATTCTTAAATATTGTTAATCCTTATTTGGAATCAGTACAACAACGTCAAGGTTTGTATGCTTTCCGAGTAGTAATGGACGAAACAAATAATACTCCAGACGTAATTGATCGTAATATTATGTATGGTCAAATTTTCTTGCAACCGACAAAGACTGCTGAATTCATTATTATTGATTTCAATATTCTTCCTACCGGTGCTGCATTTGCGCAGTAAATGTTAAAAAGTTAAAGGGGCTAGAAATAGTCCCTTTTCTTTTGTTTTTACGTTACTGTATATTTATATTAAATAGAAATATGAAACTAAAATCATTACTTGAAGGATATGCGTGGGATCGTAAACCAGGTAAAGCTTTACCTACTATGCAAGAAGTTCAAACAGCTTATGAAGAAAAACAAAAGCAGTTAAAAGAAGGAAAATATGAAGTTGGAACTAAAGTAAAAGTAATTTCTCCGGAGTTAGCTGATTATAATAAAGTAGGAGTAATTCAAGATGAAGCACCTTCAGGAAATTTCTATTTAGTTAAATTAAAAACTGGTTTGGCTTATTTTCATCACTCAGATTTGCGTCATCAAGGCACGACTGAGAAGTTTTAATTTAACTGTTTTTTACAAAAGAACGATATTTATTAATAAAGAAATTAAACTAACATAACATGGCTGAATTACTCGACCCAACGGAAATAATGTTTACAGCTTTTGAACCAAAAGTTGCTAACAGATTTATTATGTATATTGAAGGTATCCCTGCTTACTTAATTAAAGCAGCTGGACGTCCTGGTATTACTTTCGGAGACGTTGTTTTGGATCACATCAATATTGAAAGAAAATTAAAAGGGAAAGGTCGTTGGAACGACGTTTCTATCACTTTATATGACCCAGTTGTTCCTTCTGCAGCTCAAGCAGTAATGGAGTGGATTCGTTTATCTCATGAATCTGTAACTGGTCGTGATGGTTATTCTGACTTTTATAAAAAGGACATTACATTTAACGCTTTAGGACCGGTAGGTGATAAAGTTGAAGAATGGACTTTGAAAGGAGCTTATATTGGAGATGCTAATTTTGGAGATATGGATTGGAGCACAGAAGACGCTATTAATATCCAATTGACAATTAAGTATGACTATGCTGTGCTTCAATTTTGATACGATTACGCAATTTATACAAAATCGCAAAATAATTTTTTATTTTCAAAAGAATTCCTTATATTTATTTATATAAGGAATTTTTTTATGTTTAAATGTAAATATTGTACAAAAGAATACGACTCGTTTAATGGGTTAGCTAAACACTCTGCGAGAGCGCATAATATAGCTGGAAT